CCAGCGTATAATACAAATCTAGGAATTATTTCTGCTACAACCAACACCTTTGAAGTTAGAGTTGGTGTTTCTACAATAGAGGAACGTTCTATATCGACATCTACATATGACCCTGCTACAGGTGCATTTGTAATGAATGTTGGTGTTGGACACTCATACATCAATGAATCAGCTCATACAATTTCGACGGCAACGTATAATCCTAGTACTGGTGTACTAGAACCAACCATTGCAAATCATGGTTTCGTTGCTGGTGAATATGTCAAGTTTGATTTGGAATCAATTACATTCAAATGTGATAAAGATGGATACACTGCTGATAAGGCATATCCAAGATATTCCGATCCATATTTGAATAAGTGGTTGCCAATTTACAATGTTGGTGTCAATACATTCTCTGTATTTGTTGGTGTATCTACTATCGTAAACACACATTGGTTCCAAAGTGCAACTACTGGTGGTCTTAAGAAGGCAAGAGATACCGTTGGTATCAATACTGCATCAATATTATTCACATGTGCTAGAGATAATTACGCAACAGAACACGCATATCCTCGTCCTGATGATCCAATAGGAGGTAATGTATCTGTTGGTATTGGTTCTACATCTGCCGATACCATAACAATCAATGTGGGTGTATCCACCATAGTCAACTATGGTATTACTACTGCATCCTATACTGCAAGCTCAGGAATCATGACTGTGTTCTCTAATGTTCACGGATTCAATGGTGCTTTACCAAAGAGTGTGGAATTTGCAACTTATGATGCTGGATCTGGTATTATGACTTGTACAGTTACCAATCACGGAATGGTAACTGGTAATAGAGTTCAGTTTGCAAGAGGTTCCATCAGATTTAGATGTATGATGGATCAAAGAAAGACTATCAAGGATTACCCAAGAAGAAAAGATCCATCTGATCAACAGTGGTTATCAGTCACAACTGTTGATCTTGATAAGTTCAGCGTAAATGTAGGAACATCGCCACTCGTTTATCATAGTCCTACTAGTGGATCATATGATCCTTTCACTGGATTGATGACAATAGACATTGGTTCCCATTCGTTACAGAAAGGAACTGGTGTAAAATTAAAAACAAGAGGATTCAAATTCACTTGTGCCTTAGACAATCATGCGACAAATCATTTCTACCCAAGGGCAAGTGGTATATCTGGCCCAGACCCTGCTTACAATACTTCTGTTAAAATTACTGCTACAACAGATACTACAATTACACTGGATGTAGGTAAGTCATCCAACCAAACAGAACATATTTTTGTTTCTGCAGCTGCTAATTCTGTAATAAGTGGTGGTAACTATCTCCATACATTTGAGAACGCAGATCTTAATGGAATGTTGATTGCTAGAGATACTGTTGGTCTTGCAACAAACTCATATACATGGAGATGTTCTCAGGACAACTATGCCACTGATCATTACTACCCAAGAACCACTGATCCAATACACAACGTAGAGGTAGGTATTGTTACTACAACAACAGATACATTTACGATCAACGTAGGTATTACATCTAGAGTCAAGTTCAATGTTACTAACGCTACATATGATGCAAACAGTGGAGTTGCAACATTTACGACTGATTCATCTCACGGTCTATCGACTACAACTGCTGTGGGTTTAGTAACAAATGGATTCGTGTACACATGTGACATGGATCAGAACGCTACTGAACACGCATATCCTAGAACTACAGACCCTGCACATAATACTGCCTTATATCCAATTTCTGTAACTTCTAACAACGTAGCTTTGAATGTTGGTGTTTCTACAAGAGTAGAATATAACATCAATCATGCAGATTACAATGAGTCTATTGGTATCATGACTGCCTTCCTACCAGCAGTTCATGGAATCACAACCGCAGCTGGTGTTGGTAGAAATGTTAAATTGAAAACTGAGTCTATTCTATTCTCATGTTCTCAGGATAACTACGCTACAAAACAGTTTTATCCGAAAGGAGGAGATCCATATTACAATGGTTCACTGATTACTAGAGTTATCAATAACACTACTATTGAAACACAAGTAGGTCCATCTACCACACCTAGTTTCTATAACTCTGGTGGTAAGATTCAAGGTGTTATACTCGCACCTAGACTTAGAAACAACTCTCCTAGTGGTGAAGACTTCGCATCTGGTGGTACATTTGTTGATAAGATTATTGATAGTAAGACATACGTTGTCAACGTTGGTATTTCAACTGTGGATCACAACTATGCTAGAGCTGGACTTTCACAACAAGGTAAGAGAATTGCTTCTTCTATAGAACAGGGATTCTCTGGATTTGATGTTGTTGAAAAAATTGATGCTGCTAAGTTTAGAATTCAAGCTGGATTAACAACAGAAAGAGCCATATTCAAGAGAGGTGGTAGAATTGATAAACCTATATTTGTTGATATCGCAGAACCAGATGGATATTTCAATAGATCATTGGAATACTACGGTGGTTCAACTGGTATTGGCACAAATGCTACTGTAGACTTCCGTGTCAATGTGGACGGAAATATATCTGAATTTAATATCACTGAAGAAGGAACTGCATTTAAGGTAAGTGAAGAACTAACTGTATCTGGTATTGTCACAGATCCAAGAGTAGGCGTTCTAACTGAATTTAAACTAACAGTAGAAGAACTTGAGAGTGATACATTCTCTGGATTCTATCCAGGCCAGTTTATATTGTTTGATGATATATCACAATTCTTCAACGGAACTAGAACTAAGTTTACCCTGTCTGTAACAACTAGTGGTGTAACGGAAATCTTAAGTCTTAAGACTCTGCCTGGAAGTGATATGGATATTACTAATAATATCTTTATCTACGTTAATGATATTCTACAAACTCCACAGTCTGCTTACACCTTTAAGGGTAGTAGAGTCATCTTTAGTGAGGCGCCAAAACCAAACTCTAAGTGTTCTGTATTCTACTTTAGAGGTTCTAAGAGAGATGTTGAAACTGTTGATCCAGTTGCATCATTGAAGCCTGGTGATATTGTTAGAATCAAAGAGAATAGATTTGATCCACTAGATAGAGATCAATTTGAAAGAACATCTAAGAGAATAGTTGCCTCTGATGTCTTAGAAACATTCACATATAACAGTCTAGGAATTAGTACAGATCAGGATAAAGAAAGACCTCTATCATGGGAAAAACAAAAATCAGATAAGATACTTTCTGGTGTTCTAATCCCTAAATCTAGACCAGCATTGAAGAGTAGAGTTCTACCAACAACTAGAATTATCAAGAATGTTGGCGATTTAGATGATAGTTTCTATGTAAATAATGCGTTCCCAGTATTCAATGCTATTGATAAGTTAATACAGTCTGAAAGAAATGTTACTATCTTTGAAGATCAAAATGTAGAGCCTGGAATTATAACTTCACAAGTTTCTACATCATCCAGTATATCATCTTTGACTGTAAGTTTTGGTGGAACTGGGTATGCAAATCTAACTAACCCAACTGTTGCAATATCAAGTGCATTGATTGAACGTAAAGACCCAATTTCTGCTTGGAAATTTGATGCAATTACTGGTATCACATCATCTATTGAGTTTAGGGCTATTTCTAAAGAAGATCCATACATCGCTGTTGGTAAGAGTAGTTTCTATATGAATACTAAGAGTGGTACATTCTGGGAGAGAGGTAGAATTGGATTTGGTGGAACTATAACCTTTAATGGTGTTGGTGTTGGTAATTCAGTCCATAGTCCTAATGTGTATGCAATGGCAGCTGGAGATTTTGCTTCTCTAGCTAGAGCAGTTGCGATAGGTAATAGTATTTCAACATGGACTCCTATTGATCTAAAAGAACAAAGACAAATCCCTGCTATCGGACAAGTCTTAACAGTTGACAGTACATATCAGGGTAATTTCCAAGATGTTATCTGGGAAGGAGTTACAAATACATGGGTAGCGGTTGGTGCTGCTGGATCTATATTCACCGCTGTTGGTCTTACAACAGCTGAAGCTTTCAGTCAATACTCAGGAACATTACAACAACTAAATGCTGTTACTTTCGGTCAATCTGAATTTATAGCTGTTGGTAATGGTGGTGTAATTCTTGCATCAAATGATGGAACTGGTTGGTCTCCAAAAGTAAGTAATACTGTATTTGATTTGAATGATGTTCTTTATGATGGTAGTAGATTTATTGTTGTTGGTGATAACGGCACTATTGGTATTTCAACCGATAAAAACTTCTGGCAGCCTTGGAGTCAACAGTTACCAGCTGGTACTCAACACCCTGCTGGATTTGACTTCGCTAAAATTAAATACTTTGATAATCTATACGTTGGTATCTCCACAGTCGGTGATATTTATTACTCATTCGACCTTGCAAACTGGAATAAGAGAGACATAGATCATCCTAATGAGATTCGTGATTTAGTTGATACTCCATATGGTGATTTCTCAAGTAGAAGAGTTATCACAGTTGGATCAGGAACAACTACTTTCTATGCAGATCCAGTAATAAATAGAGCCACTGCAACTTCTTCTGTAACTGCTGGTGTTATTACATCCGTAACGATTACAGACGGTGGATTTGGTTATAAGGTTGGAAGTAACCCTCCAGTAATCGTAGAATCAGATAGCACCAAGAGTGAAGATATATTCTCAGTTGATGCAATCGGTGACTTTGGTGATATTGTAGGAGTAAATACATACTTACCAGGCAACAGTACCACATTACCTAGACTTGAGTTTACACTTAAATCTCAATCTAACGATAATACCAACTTAGGTTATGGATATTCTTCACTAAATTCACTTGGAGTTGAATTTACTGGATTATCTAAGGGAGATTACTTTACAATCTATGACAGTTCATTGGTTGTTGGTCATGCCCTAACTGGAATCACTACTTCAAGTGGTTCTAATGAGGTTGTTGGTATGGTGACTGCTGGTGATTATCTTGGTGGTGTGTTCAGAGTTGAACAGATAACAGCTGGTGATGCAGTATCTGGATTAGCAACTGTAACATGTGCTTTCTTACCAGGCCCTGTATCATTTGGAAATAACAAGATCCAAGTTGGTGTTGGTACGACTGCAACTACTGATACGTTCTGGGGTAAATATAGTTGGGGTAAATTCCTTGGATATCAGAATCGTGGTGCTGGTAATCCAACAAGTTTCCTCGTGAATCCCATGAATGGTAATGTAGGATTATCTACTGCTGCCGTAGTAGCCAGAACTAAACCACTAACTTAACCCCTAAATAAAACAAAAAGACTAGTTTTTTTAAAATGCCTGCCATAATATCCGAACAGTTCAGAATTTTAAATGCCGAAACTTTTGTACAGAGTTTTGTCGGAGTCGGATCTACTGTTAACAAATACTACGCCTTTATGGGATTACCAAATTCCATAGAGCCAAAGGCGGGCGGTACTGCCACATGGGCAACCGACACCCCTTCACCTCTTGATGGATTCGAGGAAGAATACTCTATAAAGGAGTCTATCATTGCGATGAAGAAAGTTACTGACAAAGATGTTCGCAGACTTGTCAGAAAAGTAAAATGGGTTGCTGGTACTACCTATGAGATGTACAGACATGACTACAATATTTACAATCTCACACCAATAACTTCACAAGGTAGTTTGTATGATTCAAATTACTACATAGTGAATGAGGACTTGAAAGTTTACATTTGTCTCCAAAATGGATCAGACCCTGAGAACCCCAAG